GCGATCGCAGCTGCGATCTTGTACAGGGCGCGGGATGCGGCGTCACGCGCTATGCGGATCAGCCCGATCTTCAGTTTCTTGTCCACTTGGGACCTCCTGGTCATCGGGGATGCCGTCCCCGTCGCGGTCGACTTTACCTCCTGAGGCGATCATGACGCCGGAGAGGGTGCCGGTGAGGAACATGACGACGGGGTTCATCAGTTTGAAGAACTCGGCGTCGACGGCTGTCAGCTGGTCGCCTTGGTAGACGAACAGGAGGCCGTAGAGCATCGCGCACATGGTGAAGGCCAGGACGCCGGCGAGGACGATGCCGACAATAAAGCGCAGTCGGGCGTTTAGTTCGGGGGCGCTGTAGCGGCGTTTCATGGGCATGACGCGGCCTGGACGTAGGGGTCGCCGTAGCGGGTCGTACCGGTGACACCGAGGGCTTTGTTTTTGGTTCGGGGTTCATTGAGGCAAATGCCCCTGTACTTGTCGCCGCAGGCGGTCAGTAGCACGGTGAGGAGCACCACCACGAAGGCGGTGCGGAAAATCATTGCGTTGGTTCCTCCGGGAAATCGGCTTCAGGTCCGGGTGTCCATGTTGATGGGAAATCGCGCAGTTGCTGGCGATATTTGGCCCAGGCGGTTTTGTCGGTTGGGGCGTCTGTCGCCATTGCCCAGTCTGATTGGGCCAGTTTGTGATTGCGTATTAGGCGCACATTGTCTGCATCTATGACTTGGTAAATCATCAAGCCACCTCGTAGGTCATCGTAAATACCATTTTGTCTCCTGAAGCTGTTGTCAGAGAAAGATCTACACCGCCAGCCACAATGATACGAAGAGCCGTCGAGCTGTTCCAATACATTTGTCCAGGATAAAAAGCGGTCCCAGCATCAAGGTAACTGGCCGTGCCGATCTCAGATCCGTTGCTATTGTTTGTGCTGCCAGTCCTTTTAGGGGTTATCGCTGCTGGCCTGTTTCGCACTTCGACGGCCCCAGCGGCACCACTACCGCTGGCATTTAGATAAACGTGCACAATAGCGACTTTGTTTATCAGGCAATAAAGACCAGTCGCTGTGCTTGTCGTGGCTTGGGTGACGCCGCTCCAAAGTTGTGGGGTCCATGTCTCCCACGCGGCTCCGATGCTGTTCATGGTTGCCGCCGTGAGGACTTGGCCGGTTGTTAGTCCGGCTGTGTATTGAGTGGCCATTAGTACCCCAGTTTGTTGAAGTCGAGCCGCCCATAGACGGCATTGTCGAGTAGCAAATAGTTGTTCAAATCTTGCCCCGAAACGTAGTAGGTGGCATACACGCCGCGGTCCGGGGATCCCGAAAATCTCGCGCCTTCGATGATGCAGTTGTAGGTCGTGCCGCGGAACTTGACCGAGACCGCGGTGCCGAGGTCTGTGCAGCCGAACGTCGGGTTGCCGCTTTGATCGTCGATGAAAACTCGAAACGATGAAATCGCCAGCTGCGGATCTTGGTAAGTCGAGAGCAGGTAGTTCGCGTAATCGAGTGCCTGGCCGGTAGAGGCGTTGAGGGTGTTGACTTTGTAGGAGCGGTACGGGGCGGACCCGGTCTGGACGGTTTGTTCGGCGAACGATTCTGGGTCAACGGTGACCTGCGTGTAGTAGTTGTCGGCAAGCGAGTCAAAGGTGATTTCGGTGTAGCGGTTGGTGCCGACGGTGCCGTCGTCCGAGAAGTCGCCGAGAAAGTTGGCTGGTTTGAAGTACTGGTTGAAAATGATGAGACCGAAACTCGGTCCGGCGTCTTGGATGCGGCCATTCATCGAGAGGGCCACGAGATTCACCCAATCGGCGATCGTGCCATTAAGGGTCGTTGAGGCGAAAAGGGTTTCGGCTCCGAACCCGGTTGGGGTGACAATGTCGAAACCGAAGTTTGCGAAAAGGTCGTTGCATTGGGCGTTAAGGTCGTCTGCCGACAGGACGTAGCCGTTGCCTTGGGTGCGGCCCATCGTGGCAAAATACGATTCGCAGCTAAGTGTGAGGATGTCGGCGGGTCCGATGCTTGAGGCGTAGGGCTTGCCGTAAGTGACCTCAACGTCCGCGATTTCGCCGACGAATACTTGTTGTTCGCTTGCGTTGTTTATTGTGTTGATACGCATCTCGGTGCCCGGAATAAAATCAGGATTGGGCGTTGCGTACCCAGACGGGTAGCGGATTTGCACGCTGGCGGTGTTGGCTCGGTATGCGTCGAGTGGGGCGCGGCGGCCGACGTTGCAGTTGACTTCAAGGACGTTGGAGATTTCGTATTCGGTGCCGTAGGTGAGAAACGAGGTTGAGGCGTTGGCGGTGCCGTTCCAGCCTTGGGCGACGGCAAACTCGTTTGATGGCAGGTCATTGACGGACCCGTCAAAATATGAGCCGACAGTAGACGATTGCTCAAGCAAACCGCCATCAAAATAGTGAACCTCCCCGATAGCGGTTGAAAGAACACGAACAAACAATTGTGCTGTTGAAGCACCAACCGGGCAAACACCAGTAGCAGACACTCGCACCCAATCAGACGTTGATGTTGTGCCGTTTGTTCCATCAATGTTTTGAATGAGTGTGCCGACAGCATCGCAGAAACGGAGTTGTATGTCTGCAACTCGGGATACCGCAGCGGATCGAACATACATAGATGCCGTGTATGTTTGACCGACAGTCACGGGGCAAAGGAAACTTAACGCACCGCCGTTACCAGCGACCGTTGACGTAGCCGAAACACTTGCAGAACCGAACAAGTATTGTGCGGTTGTTCGTGCGAGCGTAGGGGCTGACGCACCAGCACTAACCCATGTTGACGTATCAACCTCAAAGGAAGGGTTAGGGATCAGGTTCGTGCGCGTAACGTATTGTTGCGACTTGTAATAAACACGAAAACGGGCTGGCATTAGTAGGCGTTCCCCACTCGGATCGGTATTGAGCCGTTCATCCTCATGTAGCGGCGTAGTGCGTCGACGACGGATTCGGGGTCGCCTCCGTGGACGTTGATCGTGACGCCGCCGCCGCCGCCCATCATGCTGTTGAGGCGGTCGAGCGGGATGACGGCCTCGGGGCCTGCTTCGCCGATCATGGCCAGGGTCGGGCCGGTGACAATGCCGCCCGTGGCGAACTCTGGGATCTCAGGGATTTTGAAGCCTTTGCCGCCGATGCCTGGGATCCAGTCTGGGACCTCGAAGCCGAAGCCGCCGATCGTCATGTTCCAGGCTTTTGCCACCATGTTGAACAGGCCCTTGTAAATGTTCACATACGCCGTTAAGCCCGCTTTAATCGCGTTGACCGTGTTAGTAAAGGCCTCTTTAAGGAACCCGCCGATTGAGTCGACAATGTCGCGGAACGGTTCAAACTTCTTGTAGGCGATGACGACGGCGGCACCGATAGCGACGATCGCGGCGGTCGCCAGGACGATCGGGTTGGCTGACATGGCGGCGTTGAAAAGCAGCTGCGCCGCGGTGGCGGCTTTGGACACGATTTCCCATGCGGTCAGGGCCGCGTTCATGACAAGAATGCCCGCGGCGAACGCTCCGACGGCCACACCGATCTTGACAACAAGGTCGGTGTTCTCCGAAACCCAGGTCGCCATCTTTTCCAAGTAGGGCAGGAGCTTTTCGATGATGGGCAGCAGGGCCGCGCCGATCGACTCTTGGGTTTCACCGATCGCGACCTTCATCCGGTTGAAGCGGCCTTCGGCGGTTTCGGCCGCGGTCGCAGCTGCGCCACCGAACGTGTCGGCCATGATCTTGCCGATCTCGTTGAACGACGCGCCTTCCTTAACGAGGCCGCGCATCGAAGGATCAAGTTTGGCCAAGGCGCTTGTCTGGCCGTTGTAAGCCTTCGAGAGGGCTTCGGAGACCGAGCCGAGGTCTTTGCCGGTCGCGGCGGAAATGTCCATCGCCAACTGAAGGTTCTCGGTGGCCAGTTCGGTGGATCCCATGCCACGGGCAAGGGTCGACAGAGCGTTGCGAAGGTCGGTGTCGGCCACGCCGGTCGCCAGCGTCATCGCCGAGACCATGTCCTCGGTCGCCTTGACTTGGTTGTTGGTCGCCTGCGTCGAGATCTTCAGGGTACGGGCAAGTTCCGCGGCAGACTTTTCGTCCTCCATCGCGGCCTTCGCTGCAGAAAAGCCGGCGACCGCCAGACCACCCAGAGCGGCCGCGGCCGGGATTGCCGCTTTTTTGATCGCGAACTGGGCTTTCTCGCCTGCCGTTTCGAGCTGCTTGAACTCTTGAACGGCTTTGGAAATGCCTTTGCCGTCGAACTCGGAAATGATGGGGATGTTGATCGCCATTAGAGATCCTTCTGAACCCGCTTAGAAGCCGCTAGGACGGCTTTCTCCATGCGTTCGGTCACTTGGGGCAGTTTGTCCTCTGCGGCGGGCCACATGACGCGTGAGGGCTTCCCAAAGCGGTCTAGGGCTGCGCCGAGGCGGTTGGTGGATGCCGCGCCCGCGTAGTCGAGGATGACGGCGGCTGGGTTGACCTGCTGGATCTTCAGCACCGAGACGGCTTTCCTCGACGTGTCGGCTTTGAACCTGACGCCGCGCTGAGCCTGCTTGATGTCGTAGGGGAACTTTAGGTTGCCGCGCTGGGTCCATTTGCGGGCCATGCCCGACAGGTACTCGGAGCGGTAAGCGTTGCGGGCCGCGGTGACGACGGGTTCGGTGATTTCTTTGGCGTCGCGGTTGAACTGCTTTCGCAGCTCCGGGTCGATCTTTCGCAGGCCCTTGATCGCGTCTTTCGCGCCGACGATCTGGACGTTGGCTCGGGCTGTCATCGGCGCTCCTTTCTGGACTTGTTGATGATGTCGATCGCGGTCGCTAGGTCCCGTGGTTCGAATGGTATGTCATGGGGCCAGAAGCCGGTGGTGACTAGCAGCTGCGCTAGCCCGCGGCT